TACCTTGTGGATTTAGAGGTTACGAAACAAGACAATATAGTGGGTATAAATCACCTCATTTAATTTATAAAACAAAATACGATGAACCGGGTGAAATTATTTACAACCCCCCATTTGGAAGTTCGTCGGGTGGAGATAACTTCACAAGAAGTTCAGGTGACAATCCAAGAAGAGTATACTTAGGTGTATCAAATACAGTAGGTATCGACGTAGATTTTGCATCATATAAAGGTAAACAAAACCCAACAAACTTAGCTACGGCTACAGAGTCTACTCCATGGGCGGTATTAACAAAAGGATACCATATGGACTCAGGAGCGACAGGTATTACAATACCTTCCCAATACACCACATCAGGTGAAACCGCGTTTGAAGTTGGTTCAGCTGAATTTAGAAGTGAACCAGGAGATTTAAGTCCATATTATAAATTAAACTCACGTAAATTCACGTTAATACCAACAGGTGGTTTTGACGGATGGGACATTTACAGAGAACACCGTACAAATGGTGATAGATATATCTTAGGTAATAATGGTTACTTGAGAGGTGCAGCACCATCAATAAGGTTCCCTGAAGCTGACGGATGGGGTGCGTTTAAAACAATAGTAGGTCCAGATAGACAAGATTGGGGTAACAGTGATTACTACGCATATCTATGGGGACAGTGGACGTTTGTAAACCCTGAGTCAATTAATATAAACGTATTTGCAACACCGGGTGTTGATTATGTTAACAACTCAAACCTTATCGAAAACGCTATCGATATGATTGAAACAGATAGGGCAGACTCGATATATATTTGTACAACACCTGACTATCAGATGTTTACAAATACAACATCAAACTACACCACAGACTTTATTTACCCACAAGAGGCTACTGAGAATCTTGAAGATACAGGAATTGATTCAAACTACACCGCAACTTATTATCCATGGATTTTAACAAGAGATGCAGTTAACAACACACAAGTTTATTTACCACCAACAGCAGAGGTTGTTAGAAACTTAGCATTAACTGATAATATCGCATTCCCATGGTTCGCGTCCGCGGGTTACACAAGAGGTTTGGCTAACGGAATTAAAGCACGTAAAAAGTTGACCCAAGACGATAGAGATATTTTGTATAAGGGTAGAATTAACCCAATCGCAACATTCTCAGATGTCGGTACAGTAATATGGGGTAACAAAACAACACAAGTTAAAGAATCTGCACTCGACAGAATCAACGTTAGAAGATTGTTGTTACAGGCTCGTAAATTAATCTCAGCAGTGGCTGTAAGATTATTATTCGAACAAAACGACGACCAAGTAAGACAGGAATTCTTAGATTCAGTAAACCCAATCTTAGATTCAATCAGAAGAGACAGAGGTTTAATCGACTTTAGAGTCGTAGTACAAAACACACCTGAAGACATGGATAAAAACCAACTTGTAGGAAAAATTTATTTAAAACCAACAAGAGCACTTGAGTTTATTGATATTGAGTTCTTAATCACTCCAACAGGAGCGTCTTTTGAGGATATCTAATAGTTATATTATGGGGGATGTTATGTCCCCCATATTGTATTAATTAAAATTTAAAAAATAAAACAATGGAATTTAAAAAAAAATTACTTGCAGAGGAATTAAATGTTAAACCTAACGGAGTTAAAACATTTTCTAAAAAACCACAAAACATTATTGTTACTGAATCTCAGTTAGAAAGGTTAATTGAAAAATTAAACGGATAATAATGACTTTAAGTTCGATAATAAGAAAAAATATAAAAGAGTTGATTTTAAAAGAAGGATTTGAAGAAGGTAATCCTGATTTAAAATATTATGCTTTTGATTGGGACGATAATATTGTTATTATGCCCACTCAGATTATGTTATTATCGAATGAAGATGAGGAGGTCGGTATGTCTACAGAGGACTTTGCAGAGTATAGACAGATGATAGGACAAGAACCCTTTGAATATAAGGGTCATCAAATTGTTGGTTATTCAAAAGACCCGTATAGAAATTTTCGTGTATCAGGTGACCAACAGTTTATTGTTGACTCTTTATTAGCGAAGCCTGGTCCTTCATGGGAAGATTTTGTGGAATGTATAAATGGCGGTTCTATTTTTGCTATTATAACCGCTCGTGGTCACACACCATCAGTCCTCAAAGATGCTATATATAATTATATTGTAACCAACCACAATGGAATCGATAAAAATATTTTGGTAGAAAACCTTAAAAAATATCGTGATTTATCGGGAGAGGTCATGAAAGACGACCAACTTTTAATAAAGGAGTATTTGGACATGTGTAAATATCACCCCGTAACTTATGGTGAGGGTTCTGCTGCAAATCCGGAAGAAGGAAAGATAGAAGCTTTAAGGGAATTTATTAATTATGTAAAGTTTCAAAGCCAAAAAATAGGTAAAAAAGTATCATTTACAAATGATGTTAATAATAACTTTATACCTCAGATAGGGTTTTCAGATGATGACCCAGGAAATATTGAATCAATAAAAAAGTTTTTAGATAAAGAATATGATGATAATCCAGTTAAAACTTATTTAACTAAAGGAGGTAATAAAGAAGAAGTATAATAGGGTAGCTAGATAAGGATTTTACAAGTAATAATAGAAAAGTAAAGAGAAAAACTTTTATTATGATATTTATAAATAAAATAAACAAGAATTTTAAAACCAAAATACAATGGCTGATTTATTAATGAAAATGCCCGTACCTTATGAACCGAAAAGAAAGAATCGATTTGTTCTTACTTTTCCTTCGTCATTGGGTATAAACTCTTGGTATGTTGAATCAACATCAAGACCACAAGTCACAATAAACCCAACAGAAATACCATTCTTAAACACTTCAACATACGTTGCAGGTAGATTTACATGGGGAACTATCAATGTTACGTTTAGAGACCCTATTGGTCCTTCAGCATCACAAGCACTTATGGAATGGGTAAGATTAACTGCAGAATCGGTAACAGGTCGTATGGGTTATGCTGCTGGTTATAAAAAAGACTTAGACCTTGAGATGTTAGACCCTACAGGTGTAGCTGTTGAAAAATGGATTTTACAAGGTACGTTCTTAACTGATGTTAATTTTGATAGTTTAGGATATAGTGATGATGCGTTGGCAACAATTACAGCAACACTTCGTCCTGATAGATGTATTTTGGTTTACTAATACTATTGAAAAAAAAATAATAATTTATATATTTAACCATAGGGTGAAAGCTCTATGGTTTTTTTATTTATAATGGAAGATAATTCAAAACAATACGGACAACAAGATTTTAATTTACCTCATGATGTGGTGACTCTACCCTCACAAGGTAAATTTTACAAAAACAAGAAAAAATCTTTTAAAGTTGGTTATTTAACGGCTCAAGATGAAAATATATTAGTTTCCGCTGGAAGTAATAACACTAACGTAATAAGTGATTTAGTTAGAAATAAAATATATGAACCGGATATACAAGTAGATTCTTTACTTGAGGGTGATGTCGAAGCTATATTAATTTTTTTGAGGAACACGGCGTTTGGTTCCGAATATAATTTTAAGTTAAGAGACCCTAAAACAAATAAAGAATTTGAACATACGGTTAACTTGGACGAGTTAGATATAAAGAAACCCACTCAAGAACCGAATGAAGACGGACATTTTGAAATAACACTACCGAAAACAGGTTCGGTTGTGAAATGCAAGCTACTTACAATTGGTGAAGTAAAAGCACTAAACGATGAGTTGGATAGATACCCAACAAATGTTACGGTACCCGTAGTAACAAACAGATTATTAAAACAAATCGTAAGTGTTGATAATAACGAGGATAAAAGTTACATTTCAACATTTATATTAAACCTACCCATTTTAGACTCTAAATTTATAAGAAATACTCTTTCTGAGTGTGAACCAAAAATAAATTTAGAAAGAAAAGTAAAAGCCCCGTCAGGAGAAGAGTTGACAGTTAGAGTCACCTTTGGGGTGGAGTTTTTTCGGCCTTTCTACTGAACATAGGATATTTTTGCTTGATGAGATATATTATTTATCTCGACACGCTAATTTTTCATATTCAGACACTCTTACTATGCCGACCTATGAAAGAAAATATTTTATAAATAAACTGGTTGAAGAGTTTGAAAAAAAATCGGAACAATACGAAAAGGCAAAATCACGTAGGTAATCTATTTATATAAAAAGATTATTTATGGCTACAATAGACGACGCAAAAGGCAAAGCAAAAGAGGCAATGGGTGAGATGTCCAAAGGAATGGAGGGCTTAAATAAAGCCGCCGGAATTTTTGATAAAACGGTTTTACATATTGCAGGTAGTTTAGCTAGGTTAGCATTACCTACTGCAGTTATTGAAGATACTGCAAAATTACAAGAACTTTCTTTTAAACTCACAAGAGATGTCATGGGTCAAACTGACATTATTGGAAATGCAGTATTGAGAACGATGGGAGACGCCGCAATGGAAACTACAAAATTTGGTGTTGGTTTAGATGAAAACTTACAATTAATGAAAGAGATAAATGACGTTATGCAGACTAACACGTTATTATCTGACCAACAAGTTGTAAATATGCAATTATTGGCTCGCACTGCGGGAGTAACATCTTCTGAAATTGTCCCAATAGTCGAAGGTTTCAGGAGTATTGGTGTAGGAACTGATGATGCTATCGAAAACATTGAAAGCATGCAAAAACAAGCCCGAAGTTATGGTATTAACGTAGGACAATTTATAAAAGGTATTGGTGCAAATATAAAACTACTATCTTCATATAATTTTAAAGATGGTGTGGACGGGTTAAGTAGAATGGTTGCCAAAGCACAAGCATTAAGAATAGATGTAGGTAAAACCATAGATTTTGCTGATAGTTTAATGGACCCTGAGAAAGCTATTGAAACCGCGGCAGGGTTCCAAATGTTAGGAGGAGCGATAGGTGACTTAGGAGACCCATTTAAGTTGTTACAGATGGCACAAACAGATGCCGAAGGTTTACAAGACGCGGTTCTTAATATGGCTGAATCTGCAGTGGTATTTAATGAGGAAACGGGTGAGTTTGACATTCCTGTTAATGAAATGTACCGACTTAGAGAAGCTGCCAATTTGGCGGGAATGAGTTATCAAGAAATGACAGATACTGCCTTTAAGGCCGCAGAAAGAACTAAAAAATTAGATTTAATGGATACCACATCGGTACCTGAAGAATTTAAAGAGTTAGTTACAAATATGAGTAACCTTAAAGGTGGTAAATTAGAAGTTGCAATTCCCGTCTATGATGAGTTAACAAAAGGAGTAAAAACACTAACCAAAGGAGTAGATGAATTAACACCTGAAGATTTAATAGCTTTACAAGAACAAGAGGCAATAAATAATATGGATATGAAAGACATAGCATTTAGACAAATGACGGCTTTGGAACTCATGGCGGGTATGGATGCTTCTGCAAAAGCGGCAACGGTAAAAATAGGTGTTAATACTAAAGGTGTCACCGACGCCTTAGGTGCGTTAGATGCATATGCTAAAGTAACAAAAGATGCGTTGGACGAATCTTTAAGTTCTGATTCTCTTGAAGTTTACGGAAACGCATTATCAGAGGCACTTGCTACCGGTTTCCGAGAGGAAGACGCGGTACTACATTTTAAAAATGCTGCATCACATATCGCTACTACAATGTATAGTCACATTAAAGATTTACCGACAAATATAGATACAGAATTACCTGAGACTAATATGTTAAAAGGACAAAACATATTTGGAACATTAGTAACTGCCGCGACAGGTGCGGGAGAAGAGTTAGATAAAGTTGCTGGAAAATTAAAAGGACTAATACCTGCAGGTGCTTTAAGTGCATTTACAAGTTCAAAACTTGCAATTACCGGTATTGGAGAAGCTTGGAATAAAATGGTTGATGAAGCTAAAAGTACTGTATTAGGAGCCCTTGATGACGTGACTAGCGGTGTACCAAATACTTCACCAGATACTAAGCCAGCTGGTGACTTTATATCAAGACCTGGTATGGGAGTTCAAAGATTCCGCAAAGATGATATTATAATGGGAGGGACTAATTTATTTGGAGGTATGGATAAATTAAGTGATTTTGTAATGAATAACATCAATAACGAAAATAATAATAATACAAGAGGAGAGATTAAATTAATTGGTGAAGGACAAATAACAGTTAATATTGAAGGAAACAAAAGTGATATTGATATTAACACATTACTAAAAAATCCTGAATTTACTAGTGGAATTGTAAAACAAATAAATAATACTAATAATACTTATTCCTAATACTTATTCTGTTTAAAAATTAGATTCAATCTATTTATATATAAATAGTTTTTATGCCTAGTAAATTAACATTTGATGCTACTGAGAATTTTAGAAAAAAACTTTTAGTAAGAAACTTACCTCCTTATGACGAAAGTTATAAAACAGGTGATAGACCTGGTGAGTCAGAACTTACAATAAAAGATGTTGGAGTTGTAAACTCACAAAACGTTCAAGATTCAGATGTTAATAAAAACGAACAAATAAAGGCTTTAGTAAAAAATCAATATGGTCCTGAAGATGGGTTTAAAAAACTCATAGACATTAGAGATATACAAAAAAAAATAGATAGTAGAGAAAGGTATTATACTTTTATTGCGTCAACTTATAGTTCATTTAATTTATTAACCAGCCTTAATCCCACAGGGAATAATGGAAGTTTGAGTCAAGACTCAGCACTTGCACGAATTGCTGCACAACAACTAAAAACAGAATTTGAATACAGAGTCGGTGAAGAAGTTAGACAAGAAACATTAGGTAGAATTAATGTTTTAGACGCTCTTTCCGACCCTTTTGATGCGATTGCAATTGCAACAGGTAACGAACAAGTTATAGAAAGTAATTGGCAAATATCGGTACCAGATAGTGTTGCGGGTAAAGGATTAGATTTTATTAGTAGAATAACAGGTGTCTATTCACCATATTCATGGATACCTGGAGATTATTTTGGTGAAGATGAAAAGAAATCATTTTTTAGTCAAGTAATTACGGGAATATTTGGAGAAAGAGGAACACCACCTAAAAGAGCTAATAAAAACTCTTCAGAAATATTTTTATCAAATACAGGCAGAGGGCAAACAAAAAGACTATTTAAAAATTTAGAATTTAATAGGTATTCACCCGATTACACTGATAATAGTAGGTCATTTGGTCTTAAAGCACCACAAGGAAACTATTATGTCGGTAGTAAAACCGAAGACCCACTTCAGATGCCGTTCCCTAACGACGAGTTACCAACGAATGAAGATGGAAATAAATCACAATCACCAGTTAAAGGATATGGTGAATTGGGTAAATCATACGAAGATAAAGACTCATCAAACCAATTTAAATTTGGATTAAACGGTAGTAAACTATTTAATGGACTAATAACAAATAGTAGTTATGAATCGAACAGACTACAAGGTGGATTTGTGTGGTTAAGTACAAAAACTGAAGGTGCAAGTAAAAAAAGAGGAACTATAGGTGGAGGCTCAGGAAGTCAAATAGATACCAATAGTGGGTACTTAAACACACCAAAATCAAACAATTATGGTTTTACAAAAGGTTCTATATTAGATGATACACAACGATTAATTGATGCCGCAAATGAATTAGGAGGAGATAAAAAACTACAACATGTTGGTAACGCAATAAATCAAATTTCAAAAGTCTTTAATGATGGTACAAGAGAAATGACAAAAGGTTCTACTATTGTTAATTATGAAAACACACAAACAGGTGCAATAGAAGGTACAGAGTACTGTAGAGTTTTTACTAAAGGTATTCCTTATAATAATGTTTCTACTTTACAAAAATCACAAGGTATAACAACACAAAACAGAAAATTTTCTTATTCAGTTTTAGATAGCACACACAATTTAAATATAGCCCCAAATAGAGGTAATGAATCAACAAATTTAACAGAAACAAATGTTAAAAAATATATGTTTTCTATTGAAAATTTAGCTTGGAGAACAGGGAGTAAACCAGGATTCACATACCAAGACTTACCTCTTTGTGAAAGAGGACCAAATAGAGGTAGAATAATGTGGTTTCCACCATATGACATAAAAGTATCAGAACAAAATAGCGCTAATTGGACTAGTAATGAATTTTTAGGAAGACCTGAACCGATATTTACATATAATAATACAACAAGGCAAGGTAGTTTAAGCTGGAAAATAATCGTTGACCACCCTTCAATATTAAATGCAATTGTAGATAAAGAGTTAGCAAACGAACCATCAGAAAAGGTAAATGCAATTGTCGATTCATTTTTTGCAGGATGTAGAACATATGATATATATGATTTAGCAACTAAATTTCCACAGTTTAATTATTCTGAACTATATGACATCACAACAAAAACTGAAAATATAACAGAATTTTATGATACAGAAGGTGTACGAGATAAAGAAGAGTATGTTTTAAAAGAACCTGTTGTAGAAGAATACACAAATAAAATTTCAGAAGACGATTACAACTATAGTTTTTATTTTGAAAATAACGAACCTGGACCACGTAGTGCATCCTCAACCACTACAGAAGAAAAATATTCTTCAAATTTAACTAGCTATTCATTATCACAATCAACATATATTACAAATGCCGATGAAACACAAAAAGCACCTATAAATGAGTTTTTTAATTATATAATTAATATTCAAGAAAGGACTAAAAATTTAACATCTAAAATAAGAAAGGCTATAGATGATGGAGCAGAAATAAAAATTAACTTAACTGGTAACGCATCATCACCATCATCTAATGAATACAATCAATCATTATCAAAAAGAAGGGTAGATTCGATAAAAAAATACATACTTACTTTTTCTGAACTTAATAAATATGAAGACAAAATAACGTTTAATGAAGTTTATAATGGTGAAGAAGGAAATGTTTTTTTACCTAACAATGGAAATATGGTGACTTGTAGTGAAGAATATACAGGTAACCAAGGAATATATTCAGTAAATAGCATGGCGTGTAGGTCTGTAAGTATTGACGTAGAGGAGGTACCTCCACCACCATTTACAGGTCCACCTGAAGCGGAATATGAAAAAAGAATAATACAAGAAACATACACAATACCTAATGGAGGTAAAAGAACAAGGCAAGAAGAAGTACAAGAAATAGAACAGAAAAAAGAAGTTGCGAAAATTGTAGTAAAAAAACTATTAACTGAGTGTGATTACTTTGAAGCGATGAGTGAAGACTCACCATTCATATACCAAGGGATAAAAGAAAAAATAAAATACTTTAACCCCACCTTTCATTCAATTACACCTGAAGGTTTAAACAGTAGATTGACATTCTTACAACAATGCTTAAGGCCGGGAGATACAATACCTGTTATTGGTGAAGATGGAAAACCAAGAGAAGGAGATATAAAAAATACTGCTTTTGGTGCACCTCCGGTTTGTGTTTTAAGGATTGGTGATTTTTATCACACTAAAATTGTAATACAACAAATGTCGATTAACTATGAACCATTAGTATTTGACTTAAACCCTGAAGGTATAGGTGTACAACCTATGATTGCGGATATTAACATGAGTTTTTATTTTATTGGTGGACAAGGATTAAAAGAACCTGTTGCTAGATTACAAAACGCTTTATCATTTAATTACTACGGTAATACTGAAATTTATGACGAAAGGGCTGAAGTAACTGACATAGAATCTAGAGATAATATTAACCGAACGGTAATTGAAAATTTAGAAAGTATAACAGGATTACAATTATCGGGTAATACAATAGAAAGAAGTGAAGAGGCTGGTGATACTATAGGTGAAATTACAGACACAATATTTAGTGGTAATAACTTAGCTGGTGAAATAAATTATAAAAATGTAGTAGTAGATTTTGTAAAAAAATCACAAGACTATACACAAAATGTATTAAATACATTAGAAACAATAGTCGATGAACAATCACTAATTGGGTTATATTATTTTACTAAAAATCTAAATTATAAAAATGGATATGTTACAGGATATTTAGACAATATTAATCCTTTAGAGGTTAATATATTTGGCAAACCTGTAGACATACAAAATAGTGTTGATACACTATATAGTGAGTTAATTAACGATGTAGACACTAACATAAATCCGTTTTTGAGTGAAATATCGGTTGAAAACTTTAAAAACAGTGACATAAGGAAATTCAGAAAAAATTTAAAATCCTTTATTAATTATACAAATACATTTTTTCAAGCTAATTTTAACAGTACTATGTTTGATTTATTAGAAACACAAACTGAATTAGTAAGAAGTATAGATAAATTAAATTTAATAATTACAAATACTGACGGATACAGAGAAAAATCAGGAAGAGTAAATATATTAGAGCTAACACCAACAAACGAAGTAGATGTAAATTCACAACAAACAGATACATTGGAAGAGTTGGTTGCTGATATGCAAACAGTGGGTTTAGACTTACAAGACTTTTATAATAGTATTTTTCAAAGCACCGGACTTATACCTGAAAAAAATGACTTATATACTGGATTTCTATCAGGAGATTTCAATACACCTCCACAAACAAGATGGTGTACTATATCATTCCCATTTATGATGTTAGACCCTGAAGAAGTTAAAAGTATGATACTTGGTGAAGAATTGAGAGAAAAAAGTGACTGGGTCAATTACGTAAACAGGAAAATATATGGAACACCTGAGATACCAAATAATCTATCCTCAATATTAGGTTCTGAAGGTATGAACCAACCAATATTACCTGCACAACCAGGATTGTTAGATATTTATAAGGAATTACAACAAAATAGTTTAGAAAGGTTTAAAGGATTTAAAGAATCCGAACCGATAAAATTATTTACACTATATCAACCATTTAACTTAGACAGGGTAAGAAACTTCACATACATACAGTATAAAGAAGAAGATACACCAACGACGGAAAAAGTGTATTATTTTAATCAAACGTTTAAAGGAGTCAACTCAGGGCCTCCGAGTGAATATAATGAAAAATATAGTTTTAACTGATGGATTATTACAATAGATATAAAAACTTTTTAGTTAACGGAAGACAAACCGTGGTGCCTTACGTTAATGTACCATCAAAACCTACAGATAAAAAATTTATATTCAGAGTCGGTAGAAGTAGATTAGATAAGATAAGTTATGAATTTTATAACACACCTTACTTTGGATGGTTAATACTTATGGCAAATCCTAAGTATGGTGGACTTGAAAATAACATAGAAGATGGTGCTGTTTTAATAATACCCTTTCCTTTAATAAATTCTTTACAAGATTATAAGAAGGCAATAGATACACATTTCTTCTACTATGGCAGATGACAAATTTTTTAATAATCAAGATGTTTATGTTGTAACCTCATACGACAATATTATTGTTGTTGACCCAAATAAAGTTGTTGACAGTGATGGTACAGTATCTGAGAGGTTGGTAAACCATGAAGAACTTGTTATGTATGCAAGTTTGGAAGCCAAAATTATACCTAGAAGTAAATTAGTTGTGGGTGACAACTTTAATGACACTATTAAAAATATTAGAGTTGGTGCAATTGAAAACGAAAGAGATACAACTATTAACTTCATGAAAAGACAACCTAAAAGTAGGGATGGAGAAATAGTTGAAGAAAATTTTTTTGATACATCATGGACCGATAATCTAACTTTAGGTAAGACTAGAGACGGTGATGTAGATTCACAATTACTTGGTATTACTAATATTTCTATAAAAATTAATACTTCATTCGCAGCTTTAGTAACGATAGAAATGGATGACGTACAAGGTAAAGTACTATTTGAACAAGGAGAAAATTCACCGTACAGTGCATTTTTTCAATTTCCTTATCCATTATTCACTTTAACCGTAAAAGGTTATTATGGAAAGGCAATTAGGTACGAACTAATGTTAAAAGATTTTAACGCTAGATTTGACCCCGGTTCAGGTAATTATAAAATCACAACAAATTATATATCGAGAAGTTATGCTTTGTTATCGGATATAACATTAGATTATCTATATGCGTTACCACATATGTATAGTATAACTACAGAATTTGGAACTAAAAGAACAAATACTAACACAGGAGGTGTAGGAGAAAGACAAGAAACGAATACAATAAAATCTACCAAAGGGTTTGACGTACTGAAAAACGTATACAGTATGTACAAAGAAAAAGGTCTTATTGGTGACAATTTTCCTGAAATCACGCTTAATCAAATGATTATGAAGATGGAAAATTTTGAAAGATATGTTATGGAAGCCTACGGACAACAAGACATGGCAGTTCTAAATGACATGAAAGAATATTACAATAAAATTAATGATTTTAGAAATTATGTATTTGGTAATATAACAGATAACTGGTCGTCAGAGTATATTGACTTAGAAAATGTTGTAATTTCATATGGGAACCCCATCTTATATCAATTTAAAAAAGAACTTGGAGACGACACAAATAGAATTAGTGATATAGAAAACGCAATAAAAAAATTAGAATCACAAATTGAAAAATATAATTTAGAGCTTAACGAAAACACTTCTTTTGGTACTAATGGAGAAGTAGAAATTAACGGAGAAACTATTTCCAACAGCATTACTTCTAACATTAAGATTGATGATTTATTATATGAATTATCTGACCCTGAGAATCAAGTAGATTTTGAACAAACATATGAGTTAAGATATAAAAAAACACCGACAGAAGAAGAATTAGAAACATTTAAGTCTAAATTTATTACAAACTTCGAGGCTGAAAGTATATTAATAGATAAAAGAACATTAAAAGTTGAGGAAAACGTACAAAATAAAACATATATTATATTTGGTGATAAATTAAACGGTCAAGATTTTACTAATAAAAGTTTTTTAAAAAAAATCACAAATTTAGAAGAAGAATTTAATAAGAAAAAAGAAATAATTGAAGAAGCTTTATCAAAGGCATTAGCGGAAAAGATAGCTTCACCTGACACTGGTTTAGGGTTTAATCCCACTATTAATAATGTTATGGCGGTTATATGTGCAAGTGCCGATGCGTTTTTACAATTGATGGATAAAGTACACGAAGACGCTTGGGAACAAAGAAAAAACCCAATAAGGATAGGTGCCGTTTTATCACCCGATAAATCACAAAGCACCGAAAACACACAAGTACAATCATTATTATCAGGACTTTCCACATATAGCCCAAATTCTGAGAATCAGCCCACAGTTTATCCTTGGCCTCAATATTACATACAAACGACTGACGATAAAGGAAATACACAGTTTGAGGATAAATACCCTGGAGACCCTTCCGTAGTTAATCAAGTTAAGGGATGGATGTCAGATGTTTGGCCTGAAATAAAATTTGTTGAAGAATATATTAAAGGGGCAACTGAAAAAGAGACAATAAATCTTAACTATAATAGAGGAAATGAATTAAGGGACAATCCATACATTGGGTGTAACGCTATTGAATTTCCTATGGAACAAAGACCATATATAAATTTAAATGTTATATCAGTAATTTATGAATTGTTTGAAAGGGTTATGTTAAACACAAACTACACTAAATTATATAGAAGTGGTGGATACGGAAAAGAGTTATATACGGTTTTTGGTGATTTTGAATTTAGTAACATAAAAAATTCTATTACAACATCTACAGAACTCATAGATTTATTTAAAAATTTCTCATTTAGTTTTGAGAATATAATAAAATATATGAGAAGCATCTCAAATAATGGACAAGGTACAAATTGGAATTTATATATAAGAGGTAAAAGTACAACACCTTATATTAGTGGATTATTAGAAAAAGATTTTGGATTATATAACGAAAGCTATTTAGACGGAAATACAACTGTAGTAACAACAAACAGTGAATCATCTAAAAAACTAATTGAATATTTAAAAACTAATCAATCAGACGAATTAACATTTTTAGACGGATACCCATTTAATAACCTAACATGGATAAATAAAAACTTATCAAACGGAAAGAACATATCATCAGTATTAAAATCTAATGATACATCTAAGATGTTTAATTTTAATGAAGATAAAAAAACAATTGCATCATTTTCCACAGAAGATAAAAAATATCAAAACAGACCGTTTTCATACTTTGAATGGGTAAATGAAACGAATACTCAAAATACGGGTAGTTTAGACGTAACCACAAATACTATAGCCAAGTCATATTATAACAATAAATTAGATATAAATTTAAAACTATCAGAGTCATTTATTGATTATGGAAATAGATATGATACCACAGTTAATAATTTAACAAGTAAACAAACCACATCGTTATTTAATACTCCATATTTTATTAATGCGTTAATGAAAGGGGTGGAAAATGAAAAAAATGGAAATGTAAATCCATATGTTGGTTTGGGATATCTTTATCTTAACTCGTTACCGTTATCTACTTTAAGAGAAAAATTTAAAACGTTTGAAAACCAAACAACAACGGATTTAAATTACATCTTTGCGACTTTAAATAAATACGGCGCGATACATAAATTACCAACACTATGGGTGGCAAAATACGGAGCGATATGGCACAGATACAAACAGTTCAAAGAAAATAACTTAGATATTTTAGACGGTATATGGGAAGACTTTGATTATGTGTCAGCTTATGACCCCGATACGTTAGACCTAACAAAAAAATATAAATTTAAAAATTATAATAACTCTGACGTAGAGATACAACAATTAAAAACATATACAACACAATATCAAATAGATTTGGGTAGTGAGTATATTCCACCAATACAGTTATTTGACACCGTAACCCTTAACGTTAGTGAGATACAAAATGGTTTTTACCCTAAAGTTATTAATGATACTTATTATTTTATAAATAAAACTGATTTATTTAGTGGATACACCTCATCTGAAATACAAAGAGCACAAAATGAAAAAAACCTAAAAATAGGAAATACAGAAAAAGGAAAGGTAAATATTACAACACAAAATACAGAATTCAAAATGGATAGTTGGGTTCAATTTATGGAGGTAAAAAATAATACCGATTTTGACGACAGTGAACAAAGTAAAATATTAATAATACCTTCATTTGGAGACGTTAAGTTTAACCAAATGAGGTATGAATGTTTTACAGAAACAAAAACTCAAACACAAGATGTATTAACAAACAACTCAATTTATAACGGTAGCGTTAGGGCGTTTTGGGGCGCAAGTAACTATGGGTACTACTCAAATGAAATGATTGACAAACCAAAACCTAACGAATATATAAAATACATTAATCCTGAAACAAATAACAAACAATCATTTAATTTGGGTAACGACACATCTTTAACCTACTCATCTATAGAAGATATTTTTGGAGTCTTTACTAAAGAGATGTTAGATAATTTCGAACAAGTATTCCTAAATTTCTGTCAACCACCAAGTAGTTATGATATTGATTTTATTAATAGAGGATTAACCACATTTAAAGACTTTGTTGATAAATTATATCCTGAATTAACTCAGTACTACGATGAGAGTACTGAAGAATTTGTGGTACCTAATTCAGAAATCTCTAAATTAAATGATGCTGAAAGTAGATTTAAAAACTTAAACAGTTCATTTAATAGTCTTAATCTGAAACCTGAAATTAACTTATATAAGGCTATCCGTTCTTTACTTGTTGTTAATAAACCTGAATTAAATGGAGATATAAATTTAGATATTAAAAATTTAAGTAAAAATCAAGCAAACAATTTTAAATCACAACACTCTGAAGTGTTTTTGAAAAACGATATAATATTAAAAATTGGTAATCCGGGTAAATTTAACACAAGAGTTTATGGGTCATTAACAGAAAATGATGAATTTAAAATTGTTGAACCCATAGATTTTGGAAATTATATACCAAACTCGTTACCGACAAGCGGAGGGACAACGACATTAAGTCAGAGCATTTCAGATTACCCTGACGCGTGGGATGCGATGTCTTTATATGTTGGTGAATTTAATGAAGAAAATTTTATATACAGTGACAACGGTTCATACTTAACTGACTTTTTTGTTGACATGGAATTTAATTTTACTGAGGAAAATGTAAAACTTTTGGCACCGGTAATAAAAATATACGCGACACAAAAAGCCGAAGACAATACACTAAATAAAGAAAAATTCCTAACTAAGATAGATGAATTTTTAGGTGAACAAAATAAATTCCAAGAGAGTATCTTAAACCATGTCTTTATAAACGCAAATAAAAAGTTAAAATCTGTTGCGGTAACTGAAGACAACAGTAGAATTTCTAATTTAGATGGAAATGTAGTTAAACTAGAACTATGGAAATCCTTCCAAGCGTTAAACGATAAATGGATAGCAGGTCAAGACTTTAAAACTAGAACAATATTCGAAGATTTTTTATTTTTGGATAGGGCGAATAGACCAATTGGTGATACTGTAGTAGTAAATATTTCAAACTTAAGAGGGTTAATTAGAGGTAGGACTAAAAAAACTTCATTATACTCACTAATTGGAAGTATTTACGAAGAAAATAATTTTGTTTTTATACCAACACCCGCTTATACTAATTTTTACGGAAGAAATGAAAGAGTAAAAGAAGGAGAACCAATACCACAAGATATCCCCAATGATTTATTTGGTACTTTTATGGAAGTTGATACAAAGGAAAGTAGACCAAGGATGATAGGTATGTATGTTGGGGAACCATCCTCAAAT